AAAGAGCCTAAAAAAGATAAACCAAAACAAAAGTGATTGTATACCCGTATATACAATAATCGTATATATAGGTGTCCAATAATCGTATATAGGGGTATACATATATCCTAGACTAAACTAATAGAGAGAGTGAGCCTTTAGGCTCATCTCTCGGTGGGTAAAAGTATCAGTAATATTTACTCATAAAGTTGGGTTGTAATTGTTAGGTTAATAACTAAATGCAATGCAACAAAAGGAAACATACATGAAGCAGTTAGAAGCAAGAATGACAGAGGCAAGAGATGAATTCCATAGGAATAGAAGGAAGAGAGGATTTATGTCGTTCTGGTGGTCTGATCCTTTACATTATGTTTTAGTTTTAGAGGTTGCTATTGCTAACGCGAGTAGCAAAAGCATTAACTTTGAAGCAATAGTGAAGCTATTGCCTGGAAGTATGGGGAGTAGGTCAACTATAGCAACAGTGTTAGATGATTTTGTTGCAAGGGAATATATGTGCAAGGAGAAGGGGAAGGATAAAAGGAAACGAGTATATAGGATTTGCAAAGAGCCAATGTTGTTGGTTAATCAGTATTATACAAATAGGGATTTTAGTCTTAAGGCGGTTAGTTAGTTGAAAGAGCAAAAATGGTGGTTGGTCATAGAAGCAATTGATGGGCCAGAGAGAAGTGGGTTAATAAAGTTCGGGGTAGCTATGAAGTATAAGAGCTATTCAAAACTCAAAAAGGTTGTCTGGAAGTGGTATAAGAAGCAGTTGGGGAGAACTGATATTAAGAGTAGGGAGAAGGTGGTATTGTATGCACTTTGTGAGAGGTATTCAGCACAAGACTATTCAAGCCATGATGCGGTTAGCTACTTGGCACTTATGATTGGTATGCATAGGCATACAGTTAGTAAAGGAATCCAGAATTTGATGGATTTAAATATTATATGGTGTGCTATTGATGGAGAGAAGAAAGTATTGCGAAGCCTAAAAGCAGGAGTGCAACATAAGCATTTTTTGTTTGTTGGTTTGGGTGTGATGTTAGAGGAAAGCCAAGAAGGGTGATTACTTTAGGGGGAGTTGATAATATCACCCTCCAAGGCTTTCTGATCGGTTAAAGTTCTTGTTTTATTAATTTTACATAAAGCTCATGATCTTTTCTAGTCATCATGATTTCAACTCTTCGCATATTATCTTTTTTATCATTGCTAAATTTAGCGGTGATTCTTGAAAGTTCTGGGTACTTTCGTTTTAAGTATTTCATGTCTTGCTTCATAGTCTTTCCGTGAATAGTAAAATTAATAATTGTATCTGGTCATCTCTTAGACTTCTTAAATGCTTTGGTATTCGCCTTCTGTCTATTTTCATTTCTCTTGCTCCATTAATTGTTCGATTTCTTTCTTGGCTCTTGCTAGTTCTATGTCATTCATAGTAGATGCTATACATTCTGCATATTCTTGTATTTCTTCAAGTTTTGATTCTTGGCTGTCGGGTGCTGTTATGTATAACATTGATGTAAATTTAAACATGCTCACGTTGTCGCCCGTGTTTCTCCATTCATCCATTTTGGTGCTTATTAAATCATTCATTGTCTTCATCCTCTTTGGTAATTATTAAATACGCGCCATGTATGCAAAAAGCCATAAATGAAAGCACCAATAAAATTTGTAAACAGTTAATCATTGGGTTGCTCCTCCTCTTTAATTAACTTTATTTCCTGTTTGTAATCTCTCATATTTAAAATACATACATCTTTAAAAGTTTTAGCCTTTTTTATTTCTTGCAAGTCTAATAAATAATCTTCATCACATTCATGCACAGAATCTAATAAAAGCATTTCTATAATTTGATCTTGTCTTTCTTTTATCTTTTGCCTTAATTCTTGTTTACTCATTGGTTTGCTCCTTATAGTCTTTGTAGTACATTTTAATTTCGTTTGGCCTTGAATCAGAACATTCATCTTCTTCTGAATTACAAACTTCACATTCTAGGGTTATAGATTTTTTGTGAATATAATTATTATCACATTCACAATCCCAATATCTGGAATCGGTTTTAACTGCTCCATATTTGTTTAATATCATTTGGTTGCTCCTGTGTAATCTGTAGATTCAACAATATTGCATATTGATGCTGAATAAACATCTTCTATATCAATCAATGTTTTATATGCTGTATTTGCATTCTCCATGGTTGCATAATATGAATAATGGTCTGTGAGCTTCTCACCGCCTGCATTCCAATCTTTTTTCTTTTCTGTCCAAACTAATATAAATCCGTTGTTCATTGTGTGGCCTCCTCAGTATGTATTGATTTTAAAACCTCATCTTCAACTATTCCGAAAGCCTTCCAAATATCATTAGTTTCGCTTTTTGGTGCTGTTGATATGCAGTCTTCCACATAACAACCCACGGCATTACACAATAGATCAAGTGCTTGTTCTTTGTTCATTGCGTCACCTCCTGTACATTTAGAACTTGTACATCATCCAGAAAAAAATTAGACTCTATTGCATTTAAAACACAATTTTCTTCTAAATGGTCGCCACTTGGACAAACCAAGTCATCCGCTGTGTCAACTTTTACGTTTAATGTTATTTGTACTGTCTTCATTGTGTTTGCACCTCCTGTATTACCTGCATTAAATCTTCTAAATAATGGTTTATTTGAATGTCTTTAGTTCTTAGACCCCCTACTATTGATTGCTCTGTTAAATAGTTCTCTATCCATTCAACAGTTATCTTTTTATTGTCTAAGTCTTTCTCAATGTCAAAAGTTATCGTGTTATAAATATTACTCATCATATTCCTCCTCTAACTCATTTAAAAACTCATCTACTCTTTTAGCCACCCAGTTAGGGATATCAGATAGAGCTTCCTCTGTGTCATCGTCCCAAACGATACCAATATGCCATGCTTTAATTTTCATCCTTGCACCTCCTCTATGTATGTATTTTGTATTGACCAATTGCGATAATCAAAATCCTGCTTATATTCTTTTGGGTAGTCTGTTCCGCCATAATCATAAGCTAAGTTCTCGGCCTGTTCCTCGGCCTGTTCCTGTGTTTCTGCTTTTATGGTAACTAAAACTCTTTCCTCAAAAAATATTGGTACGCTGTAAGTTTTCATAATTCCCCCTAGTTTTTTAAAAAATGGTTAATAAGATAAGAGCCGTGCCACGCTTTTTTATTTCGTGGCTTCTCTATTAGTTTGGTTATTAGTTGTTTAAATGTCATGTTATGCACCCCTTAAAATGCTTGTATGATAAATGAATCATCATCAATCATTATTACTTGTGTTTGTTGTTCTATATCTTCTATAGATTGGTAGTCGTCTCCATAGTCTCCTTGAAACTCTTCAAGGTCTTCGTACTCATTGTATTCGCAACATAGTGCTATCACATCAAGTTCTGTTTGTTCGCCTGTAGAGTCTTCGTATTCTTCTATATATTCATACAAAGCTTTTACGCCCTCGTATGAAAAAGCGTCTTTATATTGGCTAGTGCTTTTAAAAGCGTTTCTAAAATCCCACTCATTTATTGTAGTTATCATTGTCATTTACCTCCTAAAGTATTGTTTGACTACCTAATGATACACAAAAATACATATATATCAACTACTTAGCATAAAAAACTTAGGGTTTTTGTGAAGAATGCTGTATTATAGGGGTTTAAGGAGCAATAAAAAAAATCAGTTATGGAGCAAAAAACACCCAAAAAAGACAATAAAATTGCAAAAGTTAAACGTGGTAGGCGGATTATAGACTTTACAGAAGAGGAGCTTTTAAAACTAAAGCACTACTCTGGACTCGGCTTAAACCAGCGAGAACTCGCGGAAATAATGAACATATCAGAGAGTACACTCAGACGTCGCAAGAAGGATTCTGAACTTTTTGAACGCTATATGAGGGAGGGACAGACAAAGGCCGTCACAGACGTTGCAAACGCCTTGTACGTCAACGCGACCACCGAGAACAATATTCAAGCTCAAATATTCTTTTTGAAAAATAGAGCTGATCATATTTATAAAGACAGACAGGAAACAGTCCACGCGACTATTAACCTTAATGACGTAATCTCTGGTGCAAAGGATAGAATCGGCAAATATATGGCAAATGAAAACAAGATAACAGAAATAAATCCTTTAGGTACAACGTCTGAAGAGATGAGCAGTCTGGTAATTAATCAGACTGATAAGAAAAAGAAGTAATAATGGCGGTTGTTGCTCCTCCTCATGGCAACAGCGTTCAAGGGTTCGCCAATAGGTAGAATATTTATAAGATGCTCCTATAAATATGATGCTTATACCCCCCCTTGATTTTTTCGCACGGGGTATATTACGTGTAACCCTTGCGATAATTTTTTTTAATTTTTTTTGGAGCAAAATATGAAAGAGGCAATACGAGAAATCTTAGCAATACTTAGCATTGGTGCTGTAGGCAACATTGCAATATTTTTAATACTGGTACATATATGAAATACGGAGCAGAACAAGAAAAGGAATTGATGACCGAGATATGGTCGCCCTACATAAAAGATGATCCATACAACTTTGTAAAGTTTATCTTTCCCTGGGGACAGAAGGACACCCCCCTTGAAGACTTTGAAGGCCCAAGGAAGTGGCAAGAAGAAATTTTAAAAAAAATGACAGTCCACATCCAACGTAACCAAGGACGTGTTGATCCTGAAATGTTTAGATTAGCTGTAGCATCTGGACGTGGTATCGGAAAGTCTGCACTTGTCTCCTGGCTAATCCTATGGATGCTATCCACACGACTAGGCTCAACCATAATCGTAACTGCTAACACCGAACAACAGCTCAGATCAAGAACATGGGCGGAGCTAGGTAAGTGGCTAACCCTAGCAATAAACAATCACTGGTACTCTAAGACAGCCACCACAATTAAACCAGAAGGTTGGTTTGAAGAAGCACTAAAAAGAGATCTAAAAATAGACACTGGTTACTACTACGCCCAAGCACAATTATGGAGCGAAGAAAACCCAGACGCGTTTGCAGGTATCCATTCATCCTACGGTGTATGTTTAATTATGGATGAAGCATCTGGTATCCCAGCTCCTATCTACTCAGTATCCGAAGGTTTCTTCTCCGAGCCAACTGAAAACCGTTACTGGTTTACCTTCTCCAACCCCAGAAGAAACTCAGGCCCTTTTTACGATAGCTTTACATCTAAACGTAAGTTCTGGAATCTAAAACAAATAGACTCGCGAACTGTAGAAGGTACTGACCAAAAACTTTTCCAAACTATGTTAGAGCAGTACGGTGAAGATTCTACCGTTGCAAGAGTGGAGGTACTCGGAGAGTTTCCAAACTCTGATGACGACTCAGTCATACCAATGGAACTTGCTAGAAATGCAATTAACAGAGATGTATCACTAACTGCAAAAGCACCAATCATTTGGGGATTGGACGTAGCACGTTTTGGCGGAGACAACTCAGCACTTTGCGTCCGACAAGGCAACACAGTTTTTGAAATTAACACTTACAAATCTATGGATTTAATGCAATTATGCGGTGCAATTAAAAATAAGTTTGATGATTGCACAGTCATAGAAAGACCAGAAGAAATACTTATTGATGTTATTGGTCTTGGTGCAGGAGTTGTAGATAGACTAGCGGAACAAAATTTACCAGTAAGAGGTATTAACGTAGCCGAGTCACCATCATCAAAGAAAAACTATCTCAACCTACGAGCTGAGTTATGGTTTGCTATTAAGGATTGGTTGGCGCTGCGTAATTGCCGACTTCCTAATGATGATGAGCTTGTATCAGAATTGGCAGCGCCTTCTTACAAATATACATCAACAGGAAAAATAAAAATAGAGTCCAAGGATGAAATGAAAAAAAGAGGAATCAAATCACCCGACAAAGCAGATGCTCTTGCATTGACCATGGCATCCTCCGCTGCAAGTTTTAGTGGAGGAGAGAACTTTTTAGGGTATAATTTCAAGAAACCATTGACATCAAGAATAATACGAGTGGGATAAAAATTTATGGAATATGATAAAGACACAGTTGAAGCAACAGAAGAACAACAAGAGTCTTATGACGAAGAGAAATTACAAGGCTGTCTTAAATCCGAAATGGATGACGCTAAAGACTTCATTGACCAAATTGGTGAACAAAGAGCAGATGCTACCGACTACTATCTAGGCAATCAGCCTGGATCAACATCTTCTCTTCAATCAGAGTTTATATCAACAGACGTTAGAGACAGCGTACTGTTTATGCTTCCTTCTATCATGCGTACCTTTTTTGGTACTAGCAAGATAGTTGAGTTTATACCTAAAGGCCCTGAAGACATACAACTTGCGACACAGCAAACCGATTACATTAACTACGTCATCCAGCAAAAAAACCCTGGCTTCAAAGTTTTATACGATGCTTTTAAAGACGCACTAATTAGAAAAACTGGTTTTGTTAAAGCCTACTGGGATGACAGCATTACTGCATCAACACACGAATACACAAACATTTCTCCAGAAGCCTACCAAGCACTCATACTTGATCCTAATGTAGAGGTAATCAAAGAGTCTGTAGAAATGCAAAGCATGACATTGCAAAATCCTGAAACTGGTGAGCAGATTACACAAGAAACACCAGCCAGTTACGACATTAAAATTAGAAGAATTAAACCTAAAGACCAAGTGGTTATAGAAGCAGTACCACCTGAAGAAGTTTTAATATCAAGAAATGCTAGAGACTTAGAATCATCACCTTACGTTGCACACCGCATGGTAAAAACTGTAAGCGACTTAGTTGCTATGGGTTACAACAAAGAAGACATGGAGCAATACGCTGGTTCTGGTGACTCTGTAGATGCAGAAAGTTATGATGAAGAACAAGCAAGAAATCCTTACGCTGATTTTTCTAGCGTAGATAGAACTGACCAAAACAATGTTCTCTATGTAGAGCATTATATTTTTTATGATTTAGATGGCGATGGTATAGATGAAAGGATTAGGGTATGCACTGTAGGCAATGGGATAAACATTGTTAATGCAACACCTTGGGACGATCTACCTATTACACTCTTCTGTCCCGATCCTGAACCTCACACCTCCATTGGTTCATGTCCTGCGGACTACCTAATGCCTATTCAAGCGGCTAAATCTCAGATAATGAGAGACACCCTTGACAGTCTAGGCCACGCCATCTTCCCGAGAATGGGAATTGTTGAAGGACAGGTTAATATTGACGATGTCCTTAACACCGACATAGGACAACCTATTAGAATGAGAGCGCCAGGAATGGTACAGCCTTTCGCTGTGCCTTTCGTTGGTAAAGAAGCCTTCCCAGTATTGTCTTATCTTGACGAAGCCAAGGAGAACCGCACAGGCGTTTCCAAAGCATCTGCTGGACTAAACGCTGATGCACTTCAGTCTTCTACTTCACAAGCTGTCTCGGCTACCATGTCTGGAGCGCAAGGCAGGGTAGAACTTATTTGCAGACACTTCGCAGACGGAATGAAAGATTTATTTAAACTGGTTAACTCACTTGTCATCAAGCACCAAGAAGGTCAAGATATGATGAGACTTAACAATGAGTTTGTACCTATTGATCCTAGATACTGGGATGCTGACAAAGACTTAGTTATCAATGTTGGTATATCTAAATCATCTGACGAAGAAAAGTTCCAAGTCTTAACAGCCTTGTCACAAAAACAAGAACAAATCTTACAAACACTAGGCCCTGACAATCCTTTACTCAATCTACAGCAGTACGCTAACACATTGACAAAAATGATTGAAATGGCTGGTTTCAAAGATGCTAATTCATTTATAAACACTCAAGTCCAGCAAATGCCACCGCAACCACCTGAACAGCAGAAACCTGATCCAGCAGAAATACTGGCACAAGCAGAGGCACAGAAAGCACAAAACCTTGGACAGAAAGCTATCATAGACGCAGAAACAGACAGAATGAAAATCATCATGGAAGATGATAGAGATAGAGATCAAGCCTTGGCAGATATGCAACTTAAGATTGCTGAACTAGAAGCTAAGTATGGCGCGCAGGTTAATGTAGCCGAGATCAACGCTATCATGGAAAGAGATAGAGAAGCTATAAGACAAGTAGCAAAGAATCAATCTCAAGGAATGTTTACAAATGGAAACAACCAACCAGTCGGATAAAATATACGACTTAGAATTTCTTGATGGAGATTTTATTTATGTTGGTTCGGATATAAAAGCTAAGAACCTAGAAGAAGCTAAAAGAGTCGCAAGAGTGTTTTTGCAAATACCACCAGACTCAGAGCTGATATCTTGTACGGAGACATTGATACACTAATGGCAATAACATACAGAGGCGAAAAGTTTGCTGGTTACAATAAACCTAAACGTACCCCTAACCACAAAACTAAATCACACGCTGTCTTAGCAAAAGTAGGTGACATAATAAAATTAATTCGCTTTGGTCAACAGGGCGTAAGCGGTGCTGGTAAAAAACCAATGACCGAAAAAGGCAAAGCAAGAAGAAAATCATTCAAGGCAAGACACGCCAAGAATATCGCAAGGGGTAAGTTGTCCGCAGCTTACTGGGCGAACAAAGTAAAATGGTAAGGAGATACTATGTCATTATATGAAAATATGAACGCAAGAAAGAAAGCTGGAACAAGTAGATCAAAAAAGAAATCTACTATTACTAAAAAAGTATACGCTAGCATGAAAGCTGGTTTTACTAAAAAGAAAAAGAAGAAGTAATTGTTTGGTTGGTTTGATAAGTTTTTAGAGTGGTCATTCCAACGACACGCAAACAACCTACATAAAAAATATACACATGATAGACAAACTAATAAAACCTGTAAGCGAACTACTAGATAAGTTTATTCCAGACGCGGATACAAAACAAAAGATTGCACATGAAATCGCAACTATGTCTGAAAGGCACATCCATGAAATTGCTAAAGCACAAATAGAAGTCAACAAAGAAGAGGCCAAAGGTAACTGGTTTCAATCATCTTGGCGACCAGCTACAGCATGGATATGTGTTGCAGGTTTTGCAGTTAACTTTCTTATCAGTCCTCTCGCTGCACCTTTTGGTATTGTCGTACCTCAAGCAGATACATCAACGATGCTACCTGTCCTCATGGGTATGCTTGGCCTTGGTGGTATGCGATCTTACGAAAGGGTAAAAGGAGTAGGAAAATAATGCCTTGGGAAAACTTCAAAGAAGAAGAGTTTGCTTGCAAACATTGTGGTAAAAATGGTATTTCACACGAACTAATAAATAAGTTACAATCACTTAGAACTGAGCTGGGTTTTCCTTTTATTATTACATCTGGTTACAGATGCGAAGAACATCCAATAGAAGCGAGAAAGAAAACACCAGGTACTCATGCAGAAGGATTGGCTGCTGATGTATATGTAAGAGGAAGCAAAGCACTCAACATAGTATCAAAAGCTAAAGATTATGGATTTACTGGCGTTGGTGTGAATCAAAAAGGAGATGCTCGTTTTATACACTTAGACATCTCGGAAGAAAAACAAAACAGACCAAGGCCGCATATTTGGAGTTATTGATGGACAACCCTATTTTATTTTGGAACGCGATTATCACTCTCGTTTATGTTCCTATTATATACAGCATCCGCACTAACGCTGCTGATGTCAAAAGGGTTGAAATATTGATCAATAAAACAAGAGAAGAAATACCTACACGCTACGCAACCAAACAAGACTTGCATTTAGACATGCAAAGAATTTTTGACAGACTAGACAAATTAGACGAAAAAATTGATAAACTAATAGCACACTAGGAATTAATTATGCCAGGATACGATCACTTAAATACAAATCTAAACTACATACCATCTTACGCAATCACTCCTGCTGTAGATGCACCGCAGATACAAAACGTACCAACACTACCAGCAGTAACAAACCAAATGTCTAGCAATAGACAACCTGGTTTTAGTATTGCTAACGACTTTATAAAAGAAGACTTTAATCCTGGACAAACCATTGGCCCAGCAGGAATGAACTTTGAAAACATACCAAAAGGTTTATTTGCAAACACAGAGCCAGAGCCTATTGAAATGTCTAAGTATGACGACAGAGATAGAAGTCCAATAAGGGATTTTGATTTTTATGATTACTTTGGAACAAACATTGATGGATTAAATATGTTTAATTCTATGATTCCAGATAACACTTATTCATCTGGTTTAGATTATGCTAGATCAATCGCAGATGGTTCTAACGTAGACAATATGATTAGCCAAGGTCAAAGCTATTCATCACAAATGCCTCAAGGCTACACACAACAAGAAGTTGGTAAAAGTGGCTATCAAGGTTTTGATTATTCTGGACTACAAAGACTAATAGACAACATAGGTTAATATGCCCTCACAAGAAGATATCTTAAGTTCAAACGAAGCAGAGTTAATTCTAAACTCAGAAACATTCACACACGCTGTAAACAATCTTAAAGAAGACTATATAAATTTATGGTTATTAACCAAAGACAGTGATATAAATAAAAGAGAAAATTTACACAAAGCAATCAAACTTTTACCCGAAATAGAAAAACATTTAAGAATAATAGTAGAGAAGGGTAAGATCACAAAGTCACAACTAGGAAGATTGCATAAAGTTGTGTAAAATTTAATTTAGTATTGTTAAAATACTACTTTACATTTTTAAGGAATGAATATGACCAACAACGCAAAGCCGATTGGTTTACAAACAAATTTAGAACAGACAGAACAATCTTTCAAAAGTTTTTTGACTCCATCGGAACAACCAGAAAACGAACTAGAACAACCATCAGAAGAATTAGTCAACGAAGACGAAGTCATTGAAGATGATGAAATCATTGAAGAAGACGAAGACCTAGAAGACGACTTTGAAGAAGATGAAGACGAACCTCAAGAAGATCAAGTTGAAGTAGAGGAGTCCGAGCAACCACAGCTATATACTATTAAAGTAGATGGTGAAGATACCCAGGTCACGCTTGAAGAACTCCAAAGTGGATACAGTCGCCAAAGAGATTATACGAGAAAAACTCAAGAGTTAGCTGAACAGCGTAAAGCTATTGAAGCTCAACAAAAAGAGGTTTCTCAAAAAGATGCAATTTATTCGCAGTTGTTACCAAAACTGGAAGCGACTTTGAAAGGCGAGTTAGGAAACGAGCCAGATTGGAATGCACTTTATGATACTGATCCTATTGCCTATGTCCGTGAAAAAGACTTATGGAATGAGAAGAAGCAAAGGTTACAAGCCGCAGAAGCCGAAGCAACTAGACTCCAACAGGAGCAAGCTGCAAAGCAACAAGAGGAACTTGAAAAGTTCGTCAAGTACGGTAATGAACAATTGCTAACACAAATTCCAGAATGGCAAGACAACGAAACAGCAGTAAAAGAAAAAAATGCTATTCGGGATTATGGTGTTAATGTTTTAGGCTATTCATCTCAAGAGATGGACAGCGTTTACGACTACCGAGTTTTACTTGGTTTAAGAAACGCATGGTTACAACATAAGACACAACAAGCTACTAAAGTGAAGCCAACTGAAAAGAAAGCGGCAGCTCGAACCGCCCGACCTGGCACTTCAAATGTACCTAAAAGTTCAACACCTGTAAAAAGAGCGCATCAAAGGTTAGCTAAAACTGGCAAAGTCCAGGATGCAGCTAAATTATTTGAACAAATTATATAAACTTTTAAACATAGGAAAATATCATGGCTAAAGTAACAAACGCATTTGATACATACAGCGCGACTGCTGATAGAGAGCAACTAAGTGACGTTATTTATAACATCTCTCCACAAGCAACTCCGTTTATGTCTGCAATTGGAAAAAACTCAATTAAGAACGTAGTTTTTGATTGGCAAACAGAAACCCTACCAACTGTTGATGCAGCTGGTGAACTAGAAGGCTTTAGATTAGACGGAGCTACTTCAGCTTCTACTGCTACAACTAGAGTTAGCAATGTTGCAATGATCTCTTCAAGAGATGCAACTGTATCTGGTTCTCAACAAGCATCTGATCCAGCTGGTAAGAAGTCAGAAATGGCTCATCAATTAGCTATTATGGCTAAAGCATTGAAAAGAGACATGGAAACAGCTCTCTGTCAAAATGGTGGTAAAACAACTGGTAACGCAACAACAGCTAGAAAAACTGGTGGCTTTGAATCTTGGATAAAATCCAATTACAGTAAAGCAGCATCAGGCGCACCTACTGGTGGTGGTACAGCTCCAACAGACGGAACTCAAAGAGCTTTAACAGAAGCATTATTAAAGTCTGTATTACAGTCTTGCTTCTCTAATGGTGGCGAGCCTTCATTAGCAATCTGTGGCCCAGTTAATAAGCAAAAAATATCTGGCTTCACAGGTAGAACTTCAGCAAGACAAATGGTTGATGCAAACACAGTAGAGGCTTCTGTTTCTATTTATGCTTCAGACTTTGGTGAGTTGAAAATCATTCCATCTAACTTCAGTAGAGAAAGATCACTATTATTGGTTGATCCAGACTATGCTAAAGTTTCTTTCTTAAGAGACTTTAAAACAGTTGATATCGCTACTGTAGGTGATGCACAAACTAAGATGATTGTAACTGAGTATGGATTAGAAATGAGCAACGAAGCTGCTCACGGTATAGTCGCAGACTTAACAACTTCATAAGTTAGTTAAACTTAGGGAAGGCTTCGGCCTTCCCACCCTTTATTAAACATGGCAACAAAACGTACAATCACCGACCACAAAACTGGTTACAAATCAGAGTTCATAACCGAAGACGACAAAGTTGTTTATCATACAACTCAAGATGTTGCTCCTGTCATTGACCACGTTAAGAAACTAAGAGACAATACACTTAAGCCTGGAAAAGATATGCGACACATAGCTGAAGTACCCATGGTAATTTGGCAAAAAGCATTACGAGAAGGTTGGTCACAGGATTCCGCAAAGTGGAAACAATGGCTAAACAATCCAGACAATAACGTCTTTAGAACTTGGCAAGGTAAAGTATGACATATGCAGAATTAAAAACAGCCATAGCTGGTTATCTAAACAGATCAGATTTAACATCTACCATAGATACATTTATTGATAATGTAGAGGCTGAACTTAACAGAAAGTTAAGAACGAAAGACATGATTGTAAGAGCTACCGCAGTAGCAGATGCTCAATACTTATCAGTACCAGATGATTGGCTAGAAGCCATCAATGTAGAAATAACATCAAATGATTTTAGTCCATTATTTCAACAGTCTATAGAATCTTTAGATGTTTATAGAAAAGCAAATAACAACTTAACAGGTCAACCAGTATATTATGCAATGGTTGATGGTACTATGGAATTAGCACCAACTCCTGACGTTCCTTACACCCTACAGCTAACTTATTATGGTAAAATAAATGCACTGAGTGATACCAATGCAACTAACTTTGTATCAGTATCAAACCCAGATGTTTACTTGTATGGTGCATTGAAACACGCTTCTATCTACTTGATGGAAGACGACAGAATAGCAATGTTTACACAACAGTTTGAGAAAGCATTAGAAGAAATGAGACTTGCTCAAGAGAAGGCTGCATTTGGTAAAGGTTCTCTAATGATGAGAAGAAAGACTTACGGAACAAAACAAAAAAGAAATTACTACTACGGTAATTAAAGGAGAATACGATGGCAGGATTTAGTGATTATTTAGAAGACAAAGTTTTAGAGCATGTCTTTGGTGGCAATGCTTATACAGCACCCTCAACATTGTATGTTGCTTTATATACAGTAGCACCAACTGATACAGGCGGTGGAACTGAAGCAACAGGCGGAGGCTATGTAAGACGATCAAGTACATTCAATGTATCTGGTACTAACCCAACTACCGCAACCAACCCATCAGCTATTGAATATCCTACAGCAACTGCAAACTTAGGAACTATCGTAGCAGTTGGTATTTTAGACGCATCAACATCTGGAAACTTGTTAGCATACGCTAACCTAGACGCTTCCAAGACTGTAAGCACAGGAGATGTATTTAGATTTAACGCTGGTGATTTAGACGTAACATTAGCTTAACGTCATGGCCAGTATAGGCTATAACAAGGGCTATTATTCCAGGTCAAAATTTAACGACTTAGCTTTTCAAGCTGAAGCAACCGTATCCGCAACATCTGGCGCAACCGCTAGAAATACTGTATCAGGTGTAGCAACCATTCAGGCAAATTCTAACTTAACAGGATTTGCTAGAATACTATTCCAAGAGTCTGCAACCATACAGGCAAACACAAACTTCTTAGCTGTTGGTGCTAACACAGAGATAGCGACTGCAACCATACAATCAGTTACTAACTTTACAAGTATTGGTAGTAGAAAGCGTGGTGGTATTGCAACCATATCAGCAGTATCAAGTGTTACTGCGATTGCTAGAGATGCTGAAGAACTAAAAGCAACTATTGCAGCAGTATCAAATGTTACAGCAATCGCTAGGGATGCTGAACAGTTACAAGCAACTATCCAAGCTGTATCAGACTTTGATGCGGTAGGCAGAGATACCGAACTAGGAAGTGCAACTATAGCTGCAACATCTAATGTTATAGCGATAGCAAAAGACACAGACCTAGGTAAAGTTACTATCGCAGCAGTATCTAATGTATCTGCACAGTCTGAAGTATTTAAGAAGATGGAAGCCACCATCAACCAAACAAGTGGCTTTAATGCAGTCGGTGGTTTAAAATGGGAAGACATAATAGTTCCAGGCGAAGACTGGACAGACCAAGTTGTTGGTAGTGAGAATTGGCAAGAGATAGTTGTATCATCAGCAACATGGACAGAAAATACAGCTCCTAGCAATACTTGGACAGACGCAACCAATCCATCTACGAACTGGGAAACACTTGATAAACAAGAGGCAGCTTAAATGGCAGATACATATACAACCAATCTAAACTTAACAAAACCAGAACCAGGTGCAGCAGAGGATACCTGGGGTATTTCGCTTAACGCTGACTTAGACTCTCTTGATGCAATTTTTAAAGCAGATGGTACTGGTAGTAGCATTGGTCTTAATGTTGGATCAGGAAAAACTTTAGCAGTTGGTGGAACGCTAAATGTCACTGGTACATTTTCTTTAGGCGGTACAGCAATTACCGCAACTGCTACTGAATTAAATTATGTAGATGGTGTAACAGGTAGCATACAAACACAACTAGGCACAAAAATAGAAAATAGTGATGATGTCACTTTAGGTACTATCAGCTCTGGTGCAATCACCTCTACTGGTAATTCACAAATGGCCAACCTGGTTGTTACTGGGGATCTAACAGTACAAGGCACTACAACAACTGTAAACACAGATGATCTAAATGTAAAAGACAAAAACATTACCCTAAACTATTCAACAGGGGATTCATCAGCTTCAGCTAATGGTGCAGGTATTACCATTCAAGATGCTGTAAGTGTTGGTAATGATGCGACTATTCTTTGGAATACTAATTTTGATAATTTTGATTTTTCACACACTATAAGAATTCCAGACAGTCAAAAGGTAGAGTTTGGTGCTGATGCAGATTTACAAATTTACCATGAGTCTGGAAACAACCATAGTGTCATAAAAGAAACAGGCACAGGTAACTTAAAAATCCAAGCAGCCAATATTGAAATGCAGATTCCAAATGGCACGCAGAATTATTTACAAGCAATCAATGGCGGTGCAGTAACCCTATACAATAATGGTTCACCAAAAATCGCAACCACTAGCACAGGCATAGACGTAACAGGTACAGCCACAATGGATGGTTTGACTGTTGATAGCACCGCAGGTTTTTCTTATTTACCTGTATCTACTGCTGGTTCTGTTGTTGGTACAATTGGTACAGGCAGTTCAGTAATTTTTAATACACCAAGTGTAAACTCTAGCTTTGGTTCAGGTTTGGCTATTGACGGAAGCTATGCTAATGACCTTTCCTCAGTAAATATAAAAGCATTTGGTGCAAAATATAATTCGTATGGTAGTGAGTTAAACTTATTTACATCAGACGATACTTCATTACTTAAAAGATTAGCAATAGCATCTAACGGAGACATCAGCTTCTACGATGATACAGGCACAACTCAAGCTCTATTTTGGGATGCTAGTGCTGAGTCTTTGGGTATTGGGACTACTTCGCCAAGTGATAAACTTCATGTTGTTGGTGATGTAAGATTTACAGGTCAACTTAAAATGTTTGACAACCAATTAATTAAAATGGGTGATAGTGAAGATTTTGCAATATATCACGACACATCAGTTGGTAATGTTATAAAGAGTGGCACTTCTGATATGGACATCGTGATACAGGGTAATGATGGTGGCTCTGTAATAACTGCTCTCACCCTTGATATGAGTGCAGCAGGTGCTGCTACTTTTAATGCGGGTGTAAATGTAAATGGTAATCTGTTGGTGGGTACTACATCAGGAGGTAATTCATCTGCTGGATTTCGTGCATACGCAGGCGGTAATGGTGCTTTTACTATTGCTGGTACTACATTAAGTCTTAATCGTTTATCAAGTAATGGAGAGATTTTAAACTTTCAAAAAGATACTTCAACAGTTGGAAGCATTGGTACTAATGGTGGTGCATTATATATAAGTTCTCCTTATGGGAATGATTCAGGTTTAAGATTTGTAAGTGGCATTATCGCACCTGCAACAACTACTGGAGCAAATAGAGATGCTGCAATAGATTTAGGTTATTCAAGTGGCAGATTCAAAGACCTTCACCTTTCAAGCACAGCAAATGTTGGAACTTTAAAAGTAATTAGAACAGATAACACTACTCAGTATGGTATTTTTGGACAAGACAGTTCTGGTGGATATTTAACACAACATAGAAATAACTCATCACTTTATGAAAACTTTAGATTTTTAGCATCTAATACTTCAGGAACAGTTGAAAGAGCAAGAATAGACTCATCAGGAAATGTTGGAATTGGTACAAGTAGTCCTAATACTAATTTACACATTTATGATGGTTCAGGTGGAGCTACATTAAAAATTGAATCAAACTTAGCAAACGCATATGACTCTAGTAGAATTCAACTTCTAGGCGGAAATTTAAGTACAAGTGAAATATTATTAGGTGATGCTAGTTCCGCAACTGTTGGCAGAATTATTTATAGACATAATGGCAACTCATTAGCATTTGATGTCAACAGCTCAGAAGCCATGAGAATAGACTCTTCAGGACGATTGGGTATTGGTACGACTTCACCAAGTGAAAAGCTACATGTTGTTGGTAACACTAAAGTAACTGGCAATATCACTGTTGGTGCAAGTCATACCATTGGTGATGTAAGTTCTGTTGATGACAACTTCCTTATTGCATCAGCAGATAATAAAGATTTAACTATTAAAGCAGGGGTTGATTCTAGCACCCTAAGACTTAAAACAACCAATACAGCACTAACTATTAATCCTGAAGGTTTGGTAACAATAGAAGAAGAAACAACGATTAATGATGATCTTACTATTAATGCAACCACACCAAGTCTTAACCTTATTGATACTAATAACAACTCAGACTATGCGGTAAACAATGCAAATGGTGTATTCCAGATATTTGATAAGACCAATGATGTAAGTAGGTTAAGTGTTACATCCGCAGGTAATGTTGGTATAGGAACTGATTCGCCAAGTGCAAATCTTGAAATTACACAAAGCGGAAATAATGTAGGTCTTTTAGTTGCTGGGGGTGGTTACAACTATACAGCAAAGTTTGAAAGCGTGGATGCAGAAGCAAACATCATTATTGAAGATAGTAACAGTACAAATGATGGCAATATGATTGGTGTTGCTACTAATGATATGTATTTCATTACAGATACTGCAGAACGCATGAGAATAGACTCAGCAGGTAAGCTATTCTTAAACTCAACATCAGTAACCGCAGGTTATACAGGAGCGCATTTAATTGTTGGTGGTCAGACTAGTCCTTTAATAAAATTACAATCTACACATGGTGCTGGATCAGCATGGGATATGTATGCAAGTAGCGGTACATCTTTAATTTTTGCTAGAAATCAAAGTGATAAAGTAGCTATAACTTCAGCAGGAAACGTTGGAATTGGAACGACTAGTCCTTCTGCTAAGTTAGACCTAGATAATGGTTCTTCAGATTGCTCAATTAGATTTGGCTCAGATACAGGTGATTGGACATTTACAAATATTAGAAGTTCACACGCATTAACCTTATCCGATTCTGATGGAACAGGAGAGGTTCTTAGGGTGGATACTTCAGGCAATGTTGGAATTGGCACAAGTTCGCCAAATGCTAATCTTCATGTTCATGCAACTAGCGGTGATGGGAAGATACGAATAACAGGCGATAATATAACCAACTCAGGCGGTTCAATAAAAGGGTTTAATAATGGATTAGCTTTTAATGTAGCACCTTCAGGTGGTGGTAGTGAGTCTGAAGTTTTGCGAATTAATGGCTCACAAAATGTTGGTATTGGTACAGCTACAATAAGACAAAGATTACATCAACATGTGACTGATTCAGGTGCAAACTATCATGCATTTACTAATTCAACAACAGGCACAGGTGCAGCAGATGGTTTAGTTGTTGGTATAAGTGCAAGTGAAGATGGATTAATTTGGAATCACGAAAACGAAAACATACTTTTTGGTACTAACAACGCAGAAGCCATGAGAATAGACTCATCAGGTCGCTTAATTGTTGGGGGAACATCAGCAGGTCAAACTGGTGCTACAACTATTTATCCTAATGGTAATATTGCATCAGCTTCTATAACAGCAACAGGTAATGGTGTATTTAACTTCTTTAAAACCGAAACATTTAATCCAGTATTAACAGCAAATGATAGTGAATCTGATACAGGGCAAATCATAGCAGTTCAAATTGGTGGAACTACTAAAGGTAATATTGGTATAAATAGTGCTACTGGTAATGATATGTATATTGCAAGTGGTACTACAAGTAGTGCAGGTGTTGGTCTTAGATTTATAGATTATCAAGTTACAAACATACAACCATGCAGAGGAAATGGCTCTACTCTTGATAATGTAATTGATTTGGGTTCTGTGGGTGCAAGGTTTGATGACATCTATGCAACCAATGGCACTATACAAACTTCTGATGAAAACGAAAAACAAGACATACAAGCCTTAACAGATGCAGAGCAAAGGGTTGCTACAGCATGTAAAGGTTTAATAAGAAGATTTAGATGGCAAGATTCAGTAGCAGAAAAAGATGATAATCCTGATTCTGATGAAACAGCTAGATATCATTTTGGAGTCATAGCTCAAGACTTACAAGATGCATTTACAGCAGAAGGTTTAGATGCAGGTGACTATGGTATGTTTATATCACAGACCTGGGAAGATGATGACGGAGTAGAGCAA